TGGCAGGTCTAGGTTGTCGCCAACCATCACAATCAAGTCAGGGTTGAGCTTCTTTGTGATAGCTAGGGCAATGTCTAGAGCCTGCTCGTCGTGAGTTGCTTCAAGCTCCCCATTAGCAGAGCGGAAGTACCCAATCTGCATGTCGGGAAGAATGACCGCTACTTTGTATCCCTCTGTATTACTTTGGGATACTTTGCGTGCTGGGAGCTTAATTGATGGCCCTGGCTGCACTACAGGCCAAGCTGGTCCTGACTCCCAAGCAGGGGAGAACTGGATGCCCATTAGGTCATGGATCTCTGCTTCACCATCATCGTTCTTTGTGAGCGACTGATAAAAAGAAACGCGCTTTACTTGGCCAACTTCATCCAAGTCAATGTTGTTCCTCTTTAGAAGATCAGCAACCTTACCCAATGAATAGGCGCTGTTAAGGTCCTTTGCTAGATCACTCACAGCTGCACCTCTTTGAGAGATGCCTAGAGATAGTGCTTGAGCTAATGGTGTGGCCGTGCTTGTTCAACACGGCTGTCAGCCATTCTGATGAGTAAACTTTTGCTCTGCCCGAGTTGTTGTCACCCTTGATCAGATCCAAAGCCTTGTCAAGAGCCTCAGCCTCTTCAGCTGACATTGACTCTCGAAGCTTTGTCAAACCGCACTTTGTCTTGATCTCGTCAACTGATCGTGACAAGAGATCGGAGACTAGGCTGGTCACCTCTGCCATGTGGTACTCCTTGTTTGAGGGCACTAAGCGACTTTAGTGCCTCCGTTAGTATACACATTCTTGCCTTGGTTGCCATTTATTATTTGTGATTTGATTTTTGCAACCAGTTCGATTAGCTCTTGCTCCTCTTCAAACCCGCGTACGGTAACGCGGTTCAAGTAGTAGAGGGCGGTCTTTAGGTCGTTTGAAGTCATCGGTGCTCCTTGATATTAGGTGGGTCACCGACTGTAGCAGATGTGTTGACTTACAAGATGCAGAAAGGGCGGAGGGAATACTCCTCCGCCCTTTCCTTCCTTGTCGGTGGAACTATCAGTCGTAAACGACTGCGATGTTCGGACGCTTCATGTAGCCACCCGACCCGTACGCGTACTCAAATTGAGGCATACCATCACCGGACATTGACCCTTGTACAAAGTCGCTCAACATTGCTGGAGCTTCAATCCACGAGGCCGAACCGACGTGGGCGCGCTCACGCATGGTCTCCTCGGGGTACTTGTAGAACATTTCAGGGTTGTTGTGGTTTTGGCGCATTGGCGAAGGAGCGGTGTCCTCGTAAGCGCCAACACCGAAGTCCATGGGAACGTCGGTGTCGGTAGCGATGCCTTCTTCAAAGCGAAGTGGTCCACGGTTACCGGGCATGCTGGGGGCAAGGGCCCTCTCGAATACTGTCATTCCGGTTTCTGGGAACATTGGGTTTGGAGCTACGGCCATGTAATCCTCCTATAGGAGCTAGGTATGTTATAAGATTAGCATCTTTTTGTACTCAGCGCCCGAAGAAGGGCGATTCACTTACAGTCACAGTAGGCATAGTATCAGCTACTGACAGTGAGCATGCGATGGCCAGGGAGTCTGGGAAGTCGTCAAAGGCACCCTTTTCATCGGGTGCTGCCGCCAGTAGGTAAGGACCTCTGTACACCTTCTCTAGGTCTGCCATCTGCTGATTAAACTTCTTCCACACGCGGTTCCTGCGCGCCTTAGAGTGTCCGGGAATAATGAGCTGCTCTCGCTGAATGAGTTCCGTCAAATGCACCCACCGTTCGTTCTGGGCCTTTGCGTCAGACGACACGGCGGTAACCTCTATTTGGGGCATAAGGATCTGTAGGCGTTCGGCTACAGCGCCACCAACACCTTGTGCGTCAACACCAATACGGTATACATCGTAATTCCGTAGGAAGTCAATGATCTCAAAGTACTGCTGTTCCCACTCGGTGTTGTTAATCTCTAGCCAGTTCAGAACACGGTGCTCGTAGAACCCGAACCCATCGGGGTGGTCCCAGTCAACCCACACAACCGTCGCCACCGTAGAGTCGTTGGAACGAGCGACGTCGATACCTACAACAACCGGGGTTCTCCACCACTGCTTTACAAGTGGCATTGACACATCGTACATCCGATTTAAACGGTCGTCGCTAACGAACATTCCCTTTTCAAGGATCCATTTATTGCAGTACGACATCTGGAATTCATCAGAGTCTTCCCCAATACGAACCTTTTCTTTTGATATGAACTTTGCGTAGTTAGGGTTGTACTTTGAGGCAACCCGCCAGTCATACTCGAAGTGTGCCGTACGGTGGTTTCTTTTACCATTTATGTCCCGCCGCCGGTTGTACTGGATCATCTTGTAAAAGTAAGACTTGTTACGAGTTGCCGTACCAGTAAGGACAATCGAGCCGTTGTTGAACGCCAACATGGGCTTGATTGATTTTGTGATCATGAACTCGTCGGCTTCCTGAGCTTCATCGATCAGCACGAAGTGGTACGTCTTGGATTCGATCTTGGCCTTCGGGTTACATGTCTGCATACGACAGAGGGAACCACTGTGCTTTAGGCTGATGATTCTTCCCTTACCGCGAGAACCACCAGATGTAGCTTTGTCATCAATCTCTGGGTCAAGCAAGAAGTCCATGGCGTGATCGCTTGTTAACTTGCTGACAATGCGGCTGAACACCGTGTCAGCCTGGTCTTCCACTGGAGCGAAGACGCCACACCAGAATCCCTTTTCAAACTTCCCTAACCAAGTTGGGTAAACCTTGGAGAGCTTAGGTAGGATTACCATCATAGAGGCCATGACGTTTGACAAGACCTCTGACTTACCGGACTGACGGGTTGCAACCAGGGTAATTTCTTCACCGTCTCCCAAAACTATGGATTCAATGATCCGGTACGCGATTGGGATTTGGTACGGGAAAAGAGTGACGTTACAAAACTCCTCGGTAAACAAGATGAGTTTCATAACCAACTGGTCGACAAACTCAGTCGATGCCTCGTCTAGTTCGTTGGAGTCCTCAATGTGAGCTTCTTGCTCTTCCCGAACGTCCTCGTCAATAAGTGATTCATCCATTGTTTCTTGAACACAACTCTTTCCAAATCTCATCAAGACTGTTTAGGGCCGTGGTCACGTCTGCTGATGGTCCGTCTTTGTAATTCCATTGATCAAAAGATTGACCCAACCCAACAAGGATGTTGTTAAACCACAGCACTAGTTGGGATGTCTCCATACGCTGTATGCGAGCAACTGAAGATCCCTTAAATGCTTCCTCTGCCTTGGCCCGCATAAACAGTTTCATCACCAATCTCCAATTTCATCAACGGTCACGTTGAGTATACGCCCTTGCATGGCGTGAAGTAGCCCGTCTTCCTCAGACAAGTCTTTGGGGTTTTTCCAAATACCAATTTGGGTTACGTATTTGCCAACCCGTATTTGGATGCCCTTACCTATGCCCCAGGGAGGGGAGGTTTGGCGCATAAACCCAACAGCGAGGATCTTTGATTTAGGAGTTCCTGTGTCTCTTGTGATCAAGTACAGAGGGCCCGATTTGTGTACTACGTTTAAATAACTCATTGTTTTAGTCATCATACCTATATTTAACTTTAGCTTTGACGCGCTCCTTACGCCCTTCTTCAATACGGTACATGCCTGACTCGTTTTTGTCACGGAGGCCCCAAATCTGATCAAATATCCACATTGCCCAAGGGGCCCCAGTTTCGTCATCGATTGTGTCTTTGTGAATCTCTTTGTAGTTCTCTGCGTCGGAGTCAACGTACGGCGTCCCCCCATTCAGCAGATTAATAGCTCTACCTACAGAAGTCGAGGTGCTTACCATTTCCCAGTTTGATTCAGGGTTGTCCTTAAACACATACAAAGCTTGCGGGGCTTGGTTGTTGGAGGGGCGGGCAAACGCAACCAAGATGTCCCCGTACAACGTGGATGTGTTGTTTAAGTCAAACCCGTAAAGCATTGCGTTTGCGTATTCAGGTGACTCAGGGTCTAGGTTGATGGGGTCTTGCATCCGTGTTGGAATCCACTGCATTGCCTGAACCCTGGTAGACCTGCTTGATCCGTCGCCATAAAACTCTTTATGGAGGTCTGGTCGTGGTGTTGCTTTAGAGGATTTGGTTGATTGCTCTAGCGTTTTTATTTCAGATGGTGGTGGTAGGGCTGGCGTGGTGTCACCACCACCATCTGAGGGTGGTTCATCTGAAGAACCATCGTCGGAGGATGTTTCTCTCTCGTAGTAAGAGGAAGTGTACCCGGTATCCCCGGCCGCTTCGTCAGCCGGGAAAGGTGTCGAAAATCCAATGTTTTTAGACCAGCCTGAATAAGGAACCGGCTCTTCACCTAAATCAGTAAGCGTGCGTCTAACCTTGCGTAATACCGCAAGACGATCCTTGGCTTCTTGAGACATCGGCCTTCGTCGTGCCATTGGTACTCCTAGTTGTAGATTGTGCCCGTGTTCTCTGTACCTTCAACAAACAAATAGGCGGCTATTAGGTTGTTGGATCCGTCTGCAAAGTTACCATAGTTTGAAGATGGTTGACTAAATCTAGTCGCACTTGCTCCGTTTGCCGTTACTTTAATAGAACCACCGTTGATGCTTGAACCACCAACGTTAACGTTATTAATAACAAACGGGGACTCTGAAGTAACACCACCGGAAGTCCCAGTGAGTTCTCCAATAACGTTAAAGCCCTGAGCTGGTGTTTTATTAGACGGGAACGCCCAAGTTGCGTTTGCGGTACCAGTACCGTTTTGACCAGACATCAACATGAATTCCAACCCAAGGGTGTTACCAAATGAGCTTGACGTAAGTCCTGGTTGATCAGCTGAGTTTACTGCACGTTTTATGTAAACAGTCAGTTTATTGATCTTTCTATATAAAGCTGCTGCTGGATCTGATGCGGTGTTCGATTGTAGGTTTTGAATTATCGCACCGGAACCATCTGCTACTCGTTGACGGCCGACGTGT